GGAATTAACCCCCACCAGTAGAAGATCTACACAGTTTATGTTTAGATCCTCTCTATTGGACATATTGGGAGGCTCATCAGCCAGTGAAATCGCGAGTGCACAGAATGCACTTGTGAAATCACAAGATAAGTTCCCACGATGGCTCTTTAATCCATCGGCTTGTCTTAATAATACACCTCGGTCAGCGCTTGAAGTCTTAAGGGCTATAGACGTCCACTTCAAGCGTCACTTCTCTCCTAAAATACGCCGCGCAGCAGTCGTGCATAGTTACCGCATGGGTAACCTGCAGAGACATTTACATGAATTAACTGTTTTGGCAGAAAGCGGCGATAAGAAAACTAAAGAAGGCCTTGATATTCATAGCTCTATCAAGGTGACCAAGCTAAAACTTCGTGAGTACAAAACCGGCTTAAAGATGGCCGACAGTACTTGGAGATGCATACTCACTGGAGTTTTAGTCGCGCGTAATGGCAAGAGTTTGGACATCCGAAGCCTAGCATGCTTCTCTGAAGTGCTAGGCCTTCTCAAGGTTGGTGTCCACCTTGCCATGTGTGCTCTTAACGGTAACATAGATGCCGCCCTGAAAGAGGTTAAAGTGTTTTCATCGTATTGTAGAGAAAAGGCTCTACATCCCAACCGACCTCTTGTTCATTGTCCTATCGGATTATACAAAAGAATTGAACAACTTTTCGTCAAGAACAATGATCAACTTATCGCTCTGTCATTCATAGGCCGATCTCTACCGATCGGCAGCGATACAGTTGTCAGGGACGCAATCAAGGCACATAAAGAGGCTTACACAATGAAGACAGAGAAGTCTCCTCTTTATGACGAATTTATCCAATTCTGCAGGACCGAATTGCCAAAGGTCATGAATTCCGGATCCGATCCACTCATTACAATGGAATATCCTTTAGTGGATTCGTCTTGCCTTGAAAGGACAACCAATGAAGGCGGTTGTCGCGCCTATGTACTGGAGAATTTCCCGGCTGTGCCAGAGGACGTAAGTATGTCTACTAATCCATTCGATGATTTTACTTACGAACCTTCAGTCTCTTCCCTCCCAAATATTGAGGATTTGAGGAAAATCTTGGGGAGAGAGACTAGATTACGTGACCATGTTCTTGGTCATCTCTCTGATATGACTGTGGTGAGAGCTGATGTGCTCGCCATCAAAGAGAGGGGTTATAAAGCTAGAATTGTCACAAAGTCCCCCGCATTCTTGGTCACAGCTGGCCATTGGATTCGTCGCGTTGTTCTAAGGGTATTAAAGAGATTACCTGAAACAGCGACGGTCCTCGGTGGCGATAGGCGTAAGGCAATTAAAGAAATCTTCCCTATCATTGGAGACCGTAAGATCGTTTCTGCTGATCTTACAGCCGCCACCGATCGGTTCCCGCTTGAGCTTGTCCAAACAATTTGGAGCATTCTGATTAAAGCTCTCAAGCTACCGACATGGACGCATAAGGTGATAGACCTACTAACTGGACCGATGGAATTGCATTATCACACAAATGACCTCGATATGGAAGAGGAAGTTGTGCAATCCACCTGTGGAATCCTGATGGGTCTACCTACTACCTGGATCACTCTCTCTGTGATTCACCTTATGTGGGTTAAATTCTCTCAACGTACTGCACGAGGACCCCTGAAAGCACTACCCGCCAGAATTTGCGGGGACGATCTGATTGGTGCTTTCACCGTTGCACAATATAGACGATATCGCGATATTGTTATCGCTTGCAACGGGAAGTTCTCTTCTGGTAAACATTTTGTTTCAAGAAAATATGGTGTGTTTACTGAAGAGGTCTTCGAGATGTCCAGGAAGCAAAAGGGATTCAAAAGCCACTATTCTTACTTCCGGGAATGCTCATATGACGAGGCATTCCCACGTGCTGGAGAAAAGTCTGTCCTAGACTTATTAAGCGTAAAGGAAAAATGGGGGGGTCGTAGGGTTCCTAAATTTAGGATCCGGGTTCGACAGATAGCCAGCCCTGCAAAGGGTAATGAGTTGAGAGGGCTCATGCATGGTGAACGTATTGTGCCCGGTATGTCTTATGTACTGGAACGCTATAACCCCATTCCTGTATACGTATGCAGTTTCAAACGATGGACGTCTGCTTTCTCCTTGAAATCTCTGTCTGATCCTTACTGTAGTCAAGATTCTACTCCTTGGTGGATCAGAATTGGAACCGCGTTAACCAATCTCGTGAATGGGTTACCAGAACGTCAGAAGGTCGTGGCGAAGGTCACGAATCTGATGAACCCTGGGTTGTATCGGTGGTTTTACGAACGTGGTCTGTTTCCAACTGTTCCTAGAGAACTCGGCGGTGCTGGTTTACCCCCTAGGAATAACAGAGAAAGTACGGTACGATGTGTTAAGAGCATGTTGATGCGTCGAGCATTTGCAGCAGTAGTTTATGGGAAAAAGCTGAAGTACACTAAGCCTGCAGCGGCATGGGATACCGCACCATATAATCCAACAAGACTTCTTTCTACTAAGTCTTGTCGTGGTATGCTCGACGATCGCCTCAACAAGGACAAGAGCCTCCAATACATGTGGAAAAAGGACGGAAAGGCTCCAGGCAACATGGTAGTTGTCGGGAAGATTGACGAGTTGATCGAGGACGTCAGTAACGCCCTCGCTCACGCTCACTTCGAACCGCTAATGCCCCTTCTCAGGAGCTTCGCGGATGAGGAAACACAGAACAATCTTTCTTCTCGCTTGCCTGATGGTGGTCCTGCTTTGATGCAACCTCTTCAAATGATCTTTGGTGTTCCTGAGAAGGTCTATAAGACCAATCCTGATCTGTATGAAGGACAGGAGATCGATTATGAAGGGCAAGTTGAGGCGATGTACAAGAATAAGGGTAGCGTCACTCATGTGAACCCTAGCTTAGTCCGTATTATGATAAGACTAGCTTATGGTATCAGACCGAAATCCAAGTGGAATCAACGAAAGAACATTTTCGGAATGACCATAGAACCATTCTGGTTCTGGGCATGTGGACTTTCAGCTAGCACGTCCTGGGAGAAACTGTTAAAACGTCTTCGTGCTAAGCGTGAACCTACTCTTATTGCTACAAGCAAATCCTGGACATTTGCTATTCCAGATTTGCTGGCTATTGTGAATAGTCGTCTTAGGCAACTGAATGCGCCTATGGAATTCGAGTCGGATAAGTGTCTCAAAGTGACTACATACTCGTTTGATTACGAGACTTGTCCGACATCCTTATTGGAGACTATTCATAGGAATGTCATTAGACTTCCTGGCGAAACGACAGAGTGCTATTATAACAGAATTGCTAATGCTCTGTCGCCTTATTCTGATGGGAAGATTCAAGTGGAGGAGACCGAAATCTCTCATGCAATCTACTTGTCCAATCTAAATCAGGGCATAGATAAGCTCGCCAATAGCGTACATTTACCATCAATCGCGCGTGTGTATCTTCGGAACTCTGTAGTATATCATAAGCACGACTTCACACCTCTTTGCGTCGGTGTGAGCGTCGGTGCTCTCGTAAAGGTTCCGGAATTAGTCCGCCTGGTCTTAGCGACACAGGCTTGCTGGCTTTCAATCAGACGCATGCTGAAAGAATTGCTGAAGGCCAGCAAAGTAATCCCC